TGCTGCTTAACATCCCAGACATAAGACTCAATTTCTTCTATTAGTTTAGTGCAACTATTGTGAACTAATAGTTTTCTTGAACTTAATAAGTTATACACTACTCTAATACCATCTTCAACTTTGTTGTTTGCTTTTGATATTCCTCTATGGTCATCTCTCCATAACTGTGTAATAAAAGAAGCTGCGGAAGGGTCAACATAAATTCTCTTTGGGTCATAATCCATTAAAAAGTTTTTAAGTTCTCTAGAGTATTCAGCATCAGATAATTGTTTTTGTCCTTTTGCCGAATCATAATAATATTCTTTGCAAACGTATAAATTATCATCTACACCTTCTCCTATAAGCAATGCACAAAATGGATTAGTTGTTCCATAGTCAATACCAACATAGTATTCTTTCATCTTTGGTAAATCTTGTACAACGTTTAAATCTCTTTGGAAGGTGTCATAGACTGCGCCTTCTGCCATAACCCATTCGCCATTAATAAATCTTCTATACCATAAACTACTTGGCGGCGCGTATTCTGCTTTTAGTGATTTAACATACTTTGGGTCTAGGGTGTGGTTATCATTTAGTTCAAAAGCAAAATTCTTAATATCAAGTTCTGCTTCTCTATCTAAGAAGTTCTTTTTAAGCCAATGATTAGGACTATCTGGGTTAGTTGTTAAAAATAATTGTGCATTAGGTACTCTTAAACGTGATAAAAGCATCTGAAAAAAAGATTCTGACCATAGGGTAACTTCATCTCCATAAGCGCCAGCAAGTGTTAAACCACGTATTTTTGCTTCAGCTCTCTCATCGTTAGCGCCTACGATATAGATAGTACGATTACCTATTTGTATTTCTCCAGAACCTGTGCGTGTGATAAAACTACCAGAACCATCAAGTAATTCAGATAAAACATCTATTACGTTACGTTTTAAGGTTCTTTCGGTCTTACCTATCATAAGCAAGTTACCACTAGCGCCATTTTGACAAAACTCTACCCAGCGTATTAATGAAGATATTGTCTTACCAGAAGATACTGAACCTTGCCAGATATTTATTCTTGCAGTTGAATCAAGAATAGAATCTAACTGTTTACCCTTCTGTAGATTTATCATTTCTTAAATCCTGTATTTGTTGTGCAAGTTCTTTTACTGGGTCATCAGTTGCAGTTGCAACATTACGTTCTGTTCTACCCCATTTATCTGGATATTTACGTTCTAATCGCCATGCAGCAGCAGTCCAGTTCTTTTGTGCTGCTTGTCCTATTAAACCAACTAACATAGCTTCTGCTTGTGCTTGTGCCTTTTTTACTGTGTCGGTAAATTCAACAAAAATTTCTTCCCTTTTGCGTATTCTTGCTCTATTTGACTTAGATACACGCTCTATTTCAGCGTTTCCACGTTTAAGCCACTCATAAATACTATCTCGATGAATACCAACTAATGCAGCAGTTGTTTCTATGTAATTACCAGCACGAAGATATTGTGCTATCTCATTAATTAATTCTTTTGTTAACTTTGTTGGTCTGCCTGCCATCGTTACGTACTCCTGTTACGTTAACCACTTAATCCTGTTAAGTGTTAGCTATCTGCTACTACCGCTAATCCCATCTCCCGCAGAACTTCCTGCGCTTTTGGTATATCGCCGCTTGTTGCATTATATAACATATCTGTCATCATTATGCACCCAGCGTTAAAAAAATCATTGCCTGTCATGCCAACATCGTTACGTTCCATAATTGGAACATCTCCAGATAAATAATAAGCATCTACGACTGATTCTCTAAATGCTTTAAACTCTATCTCATCTATGCCATCTTCATAAGCAAAATTAGCAGTTAAAAAAGCGATATAGGTTTGCATTGCTTCCTTTATTGCTGGCGGGAAGCTTATTTCGTTTTCGTTACTATCTGACATATAAAACCCAAATCTTCTAATTCTTTTTTAATATCTATTGCGTGTTCTTTACTCTCAACGCTTACTTTGATATAACTTGTTTCTTGTCCTAACTCATCATCAAATGTTAATGGTTTATCGTTAGCATGTAACATATCCATAATATCTTGTTGGTCAAAACCTGTACCAGATAGATTTTCTGTTGTTGCGCTTACTTCAGCTAACATTTCAAGTAATTTAGCTTCATTCCATCCGCCATCGATAGTTAGTGTATTTGAAGCGATTAAATACGCTCTTGCTTCCATATCGGTTTCAAATGCAACGTGAAGTGTAGGAACTAACCATTCTTGTGTGTCCTTCTCAACATCAATGTACTTTGGTAACTCTTCTGCATCTTTATACATAAATTGCAGCGCAGTCACTCTACCATGTCCAGCAACTAAAAAACCAGTAGTGTCATTTACTACTGGTAATTCAACAAATCCAAAACGTTTAATGCTTTGGATTATTTCGCCTATATTGTGTTCTTTAGGATTTTCTTCATCAAATTGAAAAAGATGTAATCTATCGTATGTTACCTTAGCTTTCATTTAACCATGTTAGCATCGGTTTCACAAATGCGGTTAAACTAGATTAACGCAGTTAGAGTTGCCGCTCATGTGGAGTGTTTACTCTACATCTCTAGCTGCGTTGCTAGCTTTACTTTAAATATTTACTAGGTTTAACTTCTAAACCAGCATCTATTTTTCGCCACATATCATCGAGTTGTCCGCTTATGTCAGATTGATATTTTGTTTCTAGCATTTTCAATCTAACTGATATATAAATCATTTTACTGACTTGATATATAAAGAAGCCAACAAACAATATTGACATCGCGTAAAAGATTCTCCAGTCAAATGACTGAATCATCCATGTATCGATAAATAGTTTTATCATTGTTTCTCCCTATTGAGTAACTAAGTACTTTTTAAACTTGTAATACTGTTCGCCAGCTTCAAGTTCTTTTAACAAGGTCTTTGCAGCATTAAATGTTAACGCGTAACCTTGTTGATATAATCTCTTAGTTTTACCTCTTGCGTACTTGTAGTATTGATAATACTTGTTCTTGTAGTATTCAAGACCATAAGTATCGCTTGTGTATTCTTCTTCGTAAAAGTAAACATACTCTAGTTCAAGCTTTGTTTGGTCTATGCTCTGTCTACTCTTTGCTGCTTCCTCTTGCATTTCTGTGTATTGATAGTAAGACATTGTGCCTTCATCTTTACCTTTTTTGTAATCGTAACCAGCTCTAAACGCTTGTTTAACAAACGCAACTACTTTACCATCTTTGAATATCTCTACATCAGCTGGGTACATTACAAAAGATAATGCGCCAGCTAAAAGATTATCTCCAACAGAACTTCTGTCAGTATCTTTTTCAGCTTCCATAGAACCTACGACTTTGTAGGTATATCCATTTTCTGTTAAGAAGTTAGCGAATTGTTGAAACGCTTTAGATTTCTTAAAAAGTATTGTTACTTTTTTATCCATCTTTTACCATCCTTCCTTACATTATTATTGTATCACATTGTGATATTAATAGTCAAAATGACTATAATTATTTGTTTTCTAACTCTTTTATTTGTTTTGCTAGTCGATAAGCTAACTCTTTATCTACAAACTTTTTAGTTATAGATAGCACATCTTGGTGCAAGTTATACGCAATTAGAGTATCTATTGCGTTTTTAATTTGATTTAATTCAGCTGCGTTTTTAAACTTCAGCTTTGATAGTATTAATGCAGTTGCCATTTATTCTCCTTCCTTAAATGAAGCAACTTCTTTGTAAAGCTCTCCTTGCCAAGCTTTAGCAGTATCATACGCATCTGAATAATGAGTTGGTGCGGTAACTTTAATAGTTCCTTCTTCCCAAAAAACTACTCTGTATTTTTCATCCATTATTTCTCCCTTCTAACTAACTACGTAACTTACTTGATAAACATTCGCCATTGCTTTTGCAACTTGTGTAAAGTAGAATTTAAAATCCTTAGCTGGCACATTGTAAAAATCCATCTTCACAACATCGCTTTTTACACGCTCTTGTATTTTTTCATCAGCAACGAATAAGAAATCCATGATTTCATCCATCTTGTATTCCATAACACCTTTTTGACCAGCAACATTATATTCAACTGCAAACTCATCATTAATGTTAATTTTGTCTGTTTCATCAACAAACGTTTTTAACCATTCTTGAAACGCCATTTTTTACCATCCTTTTTTAACTTACATAATAGATTATAGTAACTGTATCACATTGTGCAACACAATTAGAAGAAAATTATTTTGTTATACGAGTTCTTTTTGATAAGTAGTTTGTTGGATAATGAAGCCGCCAGAATCTTTAAACTCTCTGACTTTACGTAAAGCTTCTGATTCAGAACTAAATTCATAGTTCCATACACGACCAGTAAGCTCTACTGCTCTAACTACATACACGTTTTGTGTTGTCATAGTACCTTTATTGTATCACAATCTGCGATTAAGCAGCTTTTTTGTTATAAGTTTTTTGTAAGTAACTAAGTTCAAATGCTTCTTTAACTGGTAAACCATAATCTATTAATCTGTCAGTCACACAATCTCTACATTCGCAGTTATCTTTATATTGGTGCGTAGCTATATATTGATACTGACCTGCTAAAGCATAACTAGCTATTGCATCTTTTTTTAATTCTTCATCGTAAGCTGCAAGGTCAAATATTTCTAAACCTTCTGTAACTTCTGAACCAATGTTCATGTTCATAATTTCTGCTCTAGCTTCATTAGCAGCTGCTAGCCCAATGTACTTTAACTCTGGAGATAAATAGTTATCTGATTGTGGTATTGGCGGGTAGCCATCTAAATCTTCTGCGTATATGCCTTGTAAATCAGTTATCATACTTCCTCTATAGGGTAAAAGTTTTTGATTTTTGCAGTACCTTTTGTATTATCTTCTTCAACAACATAAGTAACTTCTAGTGTTGCAATACCTTTAGTACCTTCTTTGTAATATTCTTTGTTCCAAGTCAAATCACTTTTTCTTGCTTTTTTATCTTGCGCCCAAAACTCTGTAATATCTTCTGGGTAATACTCATCTGTATTTAAGAATTTAACTAATGCTTTGGTTTTACCAGTAAACAATGTCTGACCTTCTTTGGTTTCTATAATTGCTTTTTCTTGACCATAAAATGCTTGTTCTTTGTAATAGTATTTACTGATTGTAACTTCTGTAGTAATCTCGCCAACTTCTAAAGCTGGTACATTTGCTTTGTTAATAAGTTTTGCAAACGCATCAACTTCTTGTTGCCAGTCCTCTAAACATAATTTTTCTAAGAATGCTATTTGCTTTTCTGTTAAACCGAACTTAGCTTTGTCATATACATCGCTAATCAATAAGTTTTCTCGACTGAAGTATTCTGCTGCTTGTGATAACTGCGGATAATCTGTTTTAAATTCTTCTACAGAATCTAAATAAGCTTGTTGTATTTTTGCACGTTCTCTTGCTTTAGCTGCTTGAAGTCTTAGTGCTTCATAGTTAGAACCTTGATGTACCATTTCTGCACAATCTGTACCTGCGTTAAACTTACGTTTTTCGTTAGGATAATTGAAAACTACTGGGTACATAATAAAACTACCGCAGAAGAAACAGTTAGTACCCGAATATTCTGTATCGTACATGTACTTATGAGTCATAAGGTCGTTGTACTCGAACTTTGTAAGTTCGTATTTTTCTAAAACCTCATTTCTTCTGAAAGCTGATTTTTCTTTTTTCATACAATATTATTGTAGCACTTTGTAATACAATGTGTAAAGTTTTTAGATTTTTTTTCTATTACCTAAAACGTATGCTCTTACTAATTGCTGCAATGCAAAACTTCTCTGCTTCATTGACATTCTAAAATCTAATACATCGTGATGAAAATGACATAGGAACGCAACGTTGTCTAAGGTGTCATTAGATATTGCGCCACCCATGCCAGCTGCTTTGATGTGTGCCATGTCAGTACCACGACTTGTACACTCTGCCCATTCACATATCCCTTTAGATTCTAAAACAACTGCTTCTCTTAAAAGTTTTCTACGTGTTGCTCTATCTTTTGGCGGCACTCCACCATAAGGATATGTGGACTCGGTCAATCTGTGCCTTCTGGTTTATAGTCTTGTCCAGCATCTAAATAATCTTCTTTAGTAACAACTATCTGAATGTTAAACATAGGATGTATCAAGTTTAATTTTTTTTCTACCATCTTTGCTGCTTCTTCTTTGTTGTTTGCTTTAGCAGATATTCTGCCAGCTAAATAAACATCAAATGTTTTTAGTGTCATCTTTTTTTTCCTTTCTACAAAATTGGCATATATACAATTTGTATTCGCCACTATAATTTGTGTCAATCCAAACATGACCATCTTTTTTACAGTCGTGTGTGTTGACTGGTGCTTTTTCTTTTATCTCATTTTTAAGAGTTGTCCAGTTACCAGATATAGCAGTTGGACTTATCCTTGCGCCCTTCCAGTTTTTTTTGTAGTGCTTTATCGCAGCTGCAACTTCTTCTGGTGTTGCATTAACTTTACGAAGTAATCCGCATGCTTTATTAACTCTACCTTTTTCTGTATCGGTCATACTGTCATCTTCCCAGTTATACCCTAAACCCTTACACATTTCCTCAAAAAGTAAATCACGTTTACGTGGTTTCTTTTTCACTATTGTTTCTTGGCTATGTTTAATGGCTTTGTTTTGTACGACATCAGCGCGTGACCCTTGCGACATATCCGCCATACCCTTACGCATATATGCGCTACCTTGCGCAATAGTGGCATGTAGGTAGTACATATTAGATGTATAAGCATCTGTATCTTCTAGGTATCTATGCTCAACTGTTACTGCGCCTATCTCGACCAGCTCTTCTAATGCACGCTGAACTGTCCTAACGCTACAGTACATATTCTTAGCTAGATAATTTTGTGATGGATAACATGCGTTAGTTTTCTCATCAGCTCGCCTTCTTAATATGCAATACAATCTTATAGCGTTAGCACTTACTGGTGCAAACAATATTGATTCTGGAAGTATTGCAAAATACTCTGAAGCTTCGATACGCTTTTTCATATAGCCAACGCCTTCTGCTCTCCATTTTCTACTGGTTTACTTATTAATCTAAAAGACCATTTTTTGTTTGGATGATTCTTAGGTTCTATTGTTTCTATATCCCACCCATCATCTCTTAGATTATAAATTAACGCGCCATATCTTTTGATTCTTAAATCATAAGTGAACTCATCTCCAGTAACTTCTTTAAAAGTATCTAAAGCCCATTTAACTTGGTCTAGTTGACTGACCTTCTTATAAGCCGAAGATGTCGGCACTATTTGTCCACGAAATGTTATCATTTTTTACCATCCTTAGTTGTTTATAGTTTTATATTTATCTGTGTTGATTATAGTTTCTTTTTTCCATAATGGTTTGTTACCTAAAACGTAATCTGGTTCTGGTAAGAATCCATTACCATTCTTTGTTCTTTGAATCCAAACATAAACTGTTCTTAATTTAACATTGAATATGTCTGCAATATCTTTACACGTTAAGAAATCCATAATTTACCACCGCCTTTCATTGGATTATTTTTATTATAACAAGTGTTGCATATAATGCTACATTGTCTATAATTTATTACATGACATTAGAAGATATAAAAAAGAATCTAAATGCTATTGCTAATAGCATGATGGAGAATCCAAAAAAACAAGTAGATAGCAGCGTAGTTTTATTATTAACAATCGCTAGCACTCTTGTTTTAATGATGGATGAATTAATTAAAAAAGAGGATGGTAAAGATGAATCAAAAACAATATCAGAAGAAGAGTAGTTTTTTAGATAACTACGTTAAGGTTGATGACCTTATAAAACAAATGAATGAAAAATATCCAGAAGGTCGTTTAGTATCACAAATAGTTGATGTATCAAGCGACTATGTTATTTTTAAAACTGAATTTTATGAGAATGCAGAAACAAACATAATTAAATGTACTGGACACGCTAGACAAAATAAAGATGACCATAATAGTTGGTTTGAAAAATGCGAACAGAAATCTCGTGGTCGTTGTCTTAGAGTTCTTTTAGGTTCAGAAGTAACCTATGAAGAAATGCAAGATGTACCAGAAGCAGATTTAAAGACTAACACGCAAGCAAGCAGCAGCACTAACAATGCTTCTGAAGAAGCTGACTCAACAAATTCAACAAATCCTTTCGTTGATATACGTACTAATGACATGTTGAGTACCAACAAGGAAGGTGCAGATAATAATGCAGTCAAAACCTTGCAGAAAATTCAGAAGCACGTTAGTGGAACTGACTTACTTAGATTACTTAATGATGCCTTAGCTGAAGCTTATTTAAACCCAGTTAAGACTCTTGCAAGCGCAAAAGAGTCAATTAACAATCTAACAGATGCAGATGTTGCTGAATTAAATGAAATACTTATGCGTAAAGAAATAAGTTATACTGCATAAACAGTCGTTGTTAGGTTTTCCTAAAGACTACCATCCTTAGACACCTAACAATCAGTTGGACTAGCAATAGCTCAACAATAAGAAAGACCGCCATAAAGGCGGTTTTTCTTTTTATATTGTACCCCTACAATATGATTTCACGTATGCGTGTCCTTCACAATCTATTACTTTCGTAACACTCGTTTAGTACCAAAATAAAGATAGAAAGTTTTACTTTCTTTTATTATTTCGACCAGCGCTTTACTGGCTTAGTATGAGTATAACAAAATTTTTTTTTATTGTAAATTGATAGTTTAGTTGTGCATGCTTCGTAAGCGCAAAACCGCTCATCGTAATTTTTTTTAGGTTTTCGACCTTTTACTCCACGCCTACGTGCATACAACGACATCTATCCTTTAGGTATGTTGTTACCCCAACTATTAGGTGCATCTTCAATAGCGTTCTGTAAAAACGATATTGCAGCAGATAAACCACCAATAACTGCTGCGTAAAGAATCTCTGATTCACTACCTAACATTAAGTTACCAGCAAGTCCACCTAAGAACCCTTGTACAAAAGTTCTAGCTGCTCTAATAGCTGCATTTTTCCAATATGACATTACTTCTTCTCCTTTAGTCCTAATCTGACCGCTGGATATTCTACTGTTGTCCATCCCTTTTCTGGATGCACAAACATTAATCGCTGGGTCGGTTTACCTTGTGCCGCTAGATTTTCTAACGCATAATGGTTTGAACTCTCTGTACTGCCGCTACAACGTACTGTTATACCATTATATTCTTGTTGATAAATCTGATGCCAATGACCAAAAGCTACATCTTTAAAGTCTGGCATCTGTCCATCCATTGCCGCTGCCTTCCATCCCAATACCTTTTTACGCACTCCATAAAATGGTATTCCTAAAGAACCTCGAATCTGGTCGCCATGTATTAGTAAAGAACTGTAGTTGCCGATTCTATCTACTGCGAACCACCCTCTGTCGCCATCTGTGCCTTCGGGTATATCCCAAGTAATTCTTTTTTCATCTGCAAGTATTAGTCTTACTGTTTCGTAAAGAAATCTATCTCCATTATCTTCGTGATGATGTTGACCGAATTTTCCTAATCTACCATGATTACCAATAACACCGACAAAATGTACTTCTTCAAAATTAGCTAACATAACTCTTAAAAAGTCTGCCATCATAGTCGCGCCATTTTTAAATATTTGTCTATACAATCCAGAATCAACTAGCCATTGTTGACCAGCAAATATATCTGTACCTTCTATGATGTCGCCTAAAGCCCAGATATGTATTTTCTTTACTGGGTGTGAAGCTCTTTGTATGTTTGTAAGTTCTACAACTTTTTCTGCAAACTCTGCTACACGACCAGCTGCTATTTCTGTATTGTAACTTTTAGTAATTTTACCTAACTGCCAGTCCGACAAAACTGCTACTGCAACTTCCTCGCCTTTTTTTCTGGTGTCTTTTTTAGGTGCTTTTACTTTAGGTATATCAATATCAGCTATTGCATCTTTAACTGCATTAGTAACTGCAAGTTCTAAAGTTGCGGTCTTATCTCTTTCTTTATCAAGTTGTTGATGCAATCGTGATATAGTTTTTTTTAGTTCTTCGACCTTTAAATTTTGTTCAGCTTCTACTACGAAATCATCAAGCGACATTTTGACCTTCTAATCTTTCGACAATTAAGTCAAATATATATCTTTGTGAATATGTCCACCCTTTTTCTTTTTTAAGATACTCGCATAATGTTCTTATTGAAACATTAGGATTTGCTTTTTTATAATCAACAACTGCTTGTAGTTGTTTCGCGCCTTCTGGAGTTTTCCAGATTACTTCAGATTCTTTAGCTTTAACAAAATCATCTAAAGAATTTTGTATTTCTTTCTGACCTTCGACCATTTTTTTACCGCCTTTTTCGGTTGCTTCCATTTTGGTTTATCACTATGAATCCACTCATACATCGGAGTTCCGCAACATTGTGTTGGTTTGTGGTCTTTATGTCCAGTTACCATAATCTTTTTGTTATAGCGTTCTTCCATAATATCTACTAAACGTTCTAATGCTTTTTTAGCATTAGCGTTTGGGTAATCTGCTATTCCACCTAGCCATACAACACTTACAAATGTTTTATTTATTTGTGTTCTACCGCTATGTGCTGAATATTTACCAAAACCCCTTAGTTCGATAATTTCATCAGATACATTAGATATAGCAAAAGAATAACCTATATCATCCCATTTGTTTCTACCCATGTGGTCTTTTTGAATTGCTTTAAGGTAATTAAATACATCATCTATGTCTTTCATAGATGGACTTACCGCAGCGCCTGTATAGTGGACTGTTAGTCCTTTAACATACGACTCATTAATTGATGTGCTTTTTTTAGGGTCTAAAAGACCTGCACGTTCTCTACTAATGATGTCATACATTAATCATTATGATACCAGATGTAGTGTAGGATTCTAGTTTATCTACTAAATATTGTATTACCACTTAGTTTCATTTGCCCACCAAGCAGCAGACATTTTGCCTTTAGCTATATTCTTAGCATGCCTTTTTTTAAAAGAAGCTTTACGTGCTTTTTGTGATTTACTAGAAGGGTTTTTACCAGCGCCTTTTACACCTTGTTGACCATATCTAATTAATTTATATTTGCTACCTTCTTTAGCCATAACAACATGTGATTTAGTTTTATGATTAGGTGTTCTTTTGGGTTTATTAACACCTTTAAGGTTATTTTTTTTCATTTGTGCTTTTACGCGGTCTGGTGTTGCCATGTTACAAGTTTAATATATGTTAAGTAAAGTCCAAACATTTGTGACATATATCTGAATCTATGTCATCCCAGAATGGTTCTAAGCAGTTTTCACAATACTTAGTAAATATTTCATCCATTTAACTTAAATAACAATTCAGTAAAGTTACTCTCTAACATGTCTAGTTCGCTATTCATTTCTATGACCATAGCATCACATGCCCTTTGGTGTGATTTAATTTCTTCTATTGAATTAAAGACCCATCCAAAAGCGCCTATCATCGCCGAAAAAATAATAGGTGCTAAAGTCTTGGTGTCTATCTTTAGCGTTGCCAATTTGTTCTCCTACATCAAAACGTTTACAAGTGTTGCGATGGATATTCCCGCGATTATCCATCCATATATCTCCGCTCTAGTAGGTCTTGTATTTATATCTTTTTGAAGCTCATCTAATTTATTAAAAATTTTTTCTATGTCCATCATAATCTTTGCAGTCATTTCTTTTTGTGTGTAATTTTGGTCTGAATTATTCATTGTCGTTACAATTTCCACTTCCATGTTTGCAGTTGCAAATCTGGACAGTTGAACCATCTTCTTTTACATCACTAAAGCACATTAGTTTTTACCGCCGCCTAATGGACATGTGCTACACATTCCTGTACATAATCCGCATATCATGGTAAATCATCTTCTTTTAAATTCTCTAAATCAATATAGTCGTAATCCGACCAGTTATAAGCTTTACTATAATAATTACGATTTTCCCAATCGTAATCGCTTATTCTTTTAATAAGTTGATAAGCTTCTTTAAAAAAATAACCTAATAAAAACCCAATCAAATAATCCATGTTGGAGATTATATCATGTTATTTAAACTTCTTACGTTTCCAAAAATATTTAAAATAATTATTTACTATTGTTGTATTGTGTGATTTTTGTTGATGTAATTTGTATTCGTAATCATCTATCATGTTATAACTACTTTCCCAATTATCTCTTTTAAAAGGTATTATCTGCGCTATAGGTGTTCCTTTTTCTACTATGCCTGTGAAACCTTTTTTTAACCATACAGGTAATGAAAAATTAAATAAATATTCGTCACTATCAATAACAGCAGGTACAGCTTGAAAAACGTTGTCAGGATAAGCTAAAGCAGGTATAACTAATAAAGAGTAACCTTTTGGTGTTTCAGGAACAACTAACCAATTATATTTAATTACTTGTTCATAATAACCACTTGGTGTTTCCATTAAATGAGTAGTGTTACCATGTAATTCAAATAAATCATTATCCATTTTCCAAGTTAAATTAAATTCTTTTTCGTTCATTTCTTCAACGTTTATATCTGCTTCAAGTTCTACAACATAACCAATACTAAAAGCATCTAACATAGGTACACATTTTCTAAAAGTTTGATTAGTTAAAGCACCATTACCTATTTTCAAATTTTTTTCAGGATAAAACATAGGTGATTTTTTAAACCATTCAGGTAATTTATCTTTTGCAGATACAGGTTTATCTTGTATTTTAAAAGCGTATTTACCTATAGCGTTAAATTTAATTTTTTTCATTTTTAGTTTTATATGTTTTTCTAGTTGTAAATAATTCTACAAAATCATCTCTTACTTTATTATATTCTTCTTCTGTGCCTTTTTGTATATCTAATATTAATTTTTCATCTTCTCTTTTATAAATTAAAGCGTGTACTAAAGGCATGCCTGCTTTAATTTCAAAATTATCTTTTAATACTTCAAACACTAATTGAATGTAACCCCATTTGTCACCCTCAACAATTCCACTTAAACATCTAATATCTTTTCTAAAATGGTAGTAAGGGTCGGTATAAAGTATGTTATACCCATCAGGTATGTCAAAATAATAAGGCAATTTCATTTTTAAAACATCATTATTAACGTTTTTACCTAAATCCATTCCATAAGTCTGTTCAATACCATGTTTATTTACAAACTCTGTAACTGCGTCATTTTCTTGTATTCTTGATGTTATATCCCATTTTTGTAATATTTTTGTGCCATCTTCTGTATATTCAGTTTGAAAATAAAAGTTTGCCCAAATTGGTATAATAAACCCTGTTGTAACAATATCTTGAATAGCAGGACAATTTTTAGCAGTTAATATACTTTCACCTGAAAACGAACCATAATGAGTGCCTATTTTCATTTTTTTATACCATTCAGGTAGTGCTTTGTTAGCAACAATAGGTGGATATAATTCTAAAAATTTTTCATATTCTTTTCTTAAAGGTCTAACTTTAATCTTCATAATAATTTTTTATTCCATTTTTAAATGTGCCATATTGTTTTAAATATTTACTTCTATCTAATATTCTAAATTTTTTGTTTTCTTTTAAGTTTACATATTTTAATTTTAAATTATCTCTTTTGTAAGGCAAATAAACAGCTAAAGGTGTTCCTTGTTTAATTATAAATTCGCCATAATTTTTTATTAATATTTGTATATTAACAGGGTGTAACTTGTCTGTTCTTAACATACCAAAAGCACTTTCCCAATATTCGTTATAAGTATAAGGTGTTGGTAATTGATAACAGGAATAACCTTTTGGTGTAAATACTTTTAAAGGCAAATTAATCTTTAGTACCATTTTAAATTCATTATTTGGTAAATGTTTAATTAATTGCAAATCATTATGGTCTTGAATAGCAGGTAAACCATGTTCAGTTTCAAAAACCATTGGTGTATTCCATTCGTAAGTATTGTCACTATTAACTTTTATTAAGTAATCAACAGGTGCAGGAATAACATATCCGAATTTAAAAATATCAATAAAACTTGGGCAACTTTTAACATTTTTTAAATATTTTATATAATTAAAATTACTATTGTTATCTTCTTCAAATGTAATGTTTTTGTACCAATCAGGTATAAAATTTTTTAAAGGTTGTGGCATTAAACTTTTTTCGTTAAATAGAATATCGTTGTAAGTTCCAAAAACTATGTTACTCATTAAACAAATCCCATCTTTTTTTATAACTAATATTCATCAAATTGTTTATGAAAATATCGTCATTAATTTGTTGATACTCTTTTTGTGTGCCAATTCTTGTTTTAATTTGTATATTATCTGACCTTTTGTAAATTAAACCATGTATTAAAGGCGTTCCTGCCTTAATTAAAAATTCTTCTTTTTCTATTGAAAATGGGAACTCAAATACACCATGTTTATCTATTTCAACAATGCCATTCAAACACCTTATGTCATCTCTAAAGTGGTAAAAAGGGTCAGTAAAAAATATACTATAACCATTAGGTGCAATTATTTTAAAAGGGTAATGAAACTTTAATGTTAAATTATTTAAAGTTCTTTTAATATCCATACCATAAGTTTGTGGTATGTTGTGTTGACCTATATGTTCTGTAATCTTATCGTCTAAAGCTTCTGCAAGACTGTACTTCCAAACTTGTTGTACAGCAATATTATTTTCATAAATAGTTTTAAAAGCAAAATCAGACCACATTGGTATAATTATCCCACTTACTAAAGTGTCTTGAATAGCAGGGCATTGTTTTGCGCCAAAAGAGTTATCTACGCTAGTGACTGAATTAATTAATGTGTTAAGTTCATTTGATTTAGGGAAGTTTTTATACCACTTAGGTAATAATTGATTAGATAATACAGGTGGATATAATTCTAAAAGTTTTTCGTATTTTTTATTTTTTGGAATGACTGTTATGTTCATTCCTTAATCTTAACAGTTAATATTTATTCTGTCGGTGGTGCAGGATATTCTTCCCATGCTTCTGTTTCTTCATTCCACCAATAATCGCCATCAGGTTTTTCTACTGAACCTACCCAATCAGCAATAGTTGCATCTTTTACAAAACTGCTAAATGGTTTTGGTGGGTAAAATATATCACTTTCACTATCATAAGAACCACCTATTTGTGCATAATTTCCTCTAAATGCAGTACCACCATTAAGATGTTCGTTATTTCTAGTATTGTATGAAGTTCTTTTAACAGTTTTATTTTTTATATTTGAATAATATTCTTCCCAATTATTAAAATTATCAGGTAAAGTTTCTGTATCAGTTTCATCTTTACCAACAATAACTTCTATTACTTCGTTCTGTTCGTTTAATATTGCGTAATGTGCCATAATTTATACCTACGTTAAAGCAAATGATATGTCATCACTGCCTGCTGTTATGTAAACTTCTGTCCAACCATTGTCAGTGTTTATAAAGGTACTTGCTGATAAACCTGCACCGACAGTAATAGTTAATTCATTTCTAAACCTTAAATAAACTAATCCTGAACCACCTGCGCCACCTGCGCCATTTGCATTACCACCTCGACCTGCTTGACCTGTGTTTGCACTGCCTGCTGTTGCACCCCCCGCCGCACCACCAAAAGCATATTCAAATTGTGGGTGGTTAGACCAATCTAAACCTGTTCCACCTGCGTGACCCTGACCTGACGCACTTGGTGTGGTATTTGGCGAATAATTAGTTTTACCTGCGTTAGTAAAACCACCACCCCCACCACCATTTGCGGCTTGTCTTTGTACACCATAAGCGCCATCTTGACCTTGACCTGCTGTTCCTGAACCACCTGCGCCAGCTGCATTGTAATTGTAGTAAGTGTTAAATCGTGACCCACCACCACCACCTGAACCACCATTACCACCATTAGCAGAATTGCCCTCATAGTTATATGAACCTGAAGAACCATATCCACCACCTATAGCAGTGTGTGTGCCATCTTTGTAGACTAAAGTTGTGTTTGTACCTGAAGCGCCATTATTAGCTTGTGCGCCGCCACCTGCGCCGCCACCATTACCACCACCACCAATTGAAACAGCATAGTTTGTGCCTAAAACAAATATTTCGCCAAATCCTTTAATAAGTCCACCTGAACCACCACCTGCGCCTGCGTGACCCCCCCAACCGGGATGGTTTTTACCGCCACCACCGCCGCCGCCACCTGCAAGAACTATATAATCTAATTCGTATATATTTGCAGGCACTTCTTGGGTTTTTGACACATTAGAAGATTTATACCCTGATAAACCACCATTACTGATAGACTTAATACCCATTCTTACTCCTAACTTATCTCTGAACCAAAAGCTGAAAAAGTAACGTTTGCATCAGAAGCCCCAACACTCACTACATCTGTATCTCCTAATGTGATACCCAATGTAAGAGTTATAGTATCGTTTGCGCCAATGCTACTGTCATAAGCTAGATAATGTGAATCTGCTAATGTTGCGTTATCTGGTTTTACTGCGATTCTAAACGTATTAGCCGCAGCTTCTCTGTTACAAATAACGATAGTAGATATGACTGCTTCTGTGCTTGATGGAACTGCATATAAAGATACATCATTTGCTGAAGCATCTCCTACTTGTCCTAACACCTTATAAACGTTTGCCATTTATTTCTCCTATTCCTTTATGCGCCAATTAATAAAAATGGATGTATGTCTGCTGGTACTGATACTTGACTTACCTTTACTCTTTTAACTGCGGTTGCATCGGTATCATAAACTAACAATTCATCAGCAGCTACATCAACTGTGATTGAAGTACCATCTGTTGCGCCATTAATGTCAACTTCGATAGCGCCAGAACTGTAAGAAATACCATTGCCACCAGATAAGTATGATTCTACTAACGAATCTGCATAATAAAGATTTGTAGAACCCTCTGTTAAGTTATCTGTTGTCTTAGTACCTAAATCTGTATCAAATAAAGATGAAGAGTAATAAAGATTCGTAGAACCTTGTGTAATATCATCTGTTGTTCCAGATAATTCTGATAAATCATCCTTTGTTGCAACTTGTGTATCTACATAAGCTTTTATACTTTCAGATGAAGCTATATCTGTTGCACTAGCAGATGAAAAAGTGTCATCATCTTGTATGCTAGAACTTTCTATTGCGCCAAGTTGTGTCGCGGTCACGCTATGTGGGTTAGAAGTATCTGAAGTATGAGAAGTTAAATCTCCAGAAGTTGCTAAACCTGCTTCGCTTGCAGTTTGGTTAATCCATTCTGAACTTGTTGAATCGTAAGCTAAAACTTCATTGTCTGCTACTGAAGTAATTGTTACATCTGTTAATTCTGATATGGTATCTAAGGTTAATAATTGTGTGTCAACATAATTTTTTGTTGCAGCATCTCCGCTTGCAGTTGGTTCAGCTAAGTTTGTAATCTTTGCAGAACCTGCGTTTAAATCTTCCACTAAGGTAAGTGTGTGTCCAGTTTTTATGGTAACTGTAGTACCTGTCGAACCTGCTATTTGGTCAACTTGTAATTCACTCATAATATTTTACATTTTCCTTCTACTGCTAAAGTGTTAGTGTCCGCTATATCAACATCTCCTACTACCGAATAATTATAACCATCATTTGGTAAGGTTATGTTGCTATTTATAGTAGTTCCATTTTTGAAAAAACCATACTTCTTAACATCTTCTATACCCGCATCAATATTATTTAATGCAGCTTCACTAAGTGGTGTTACACCAGCTTGCCAAGTTTGTTGAGTATAATTAGCTTCAATATTAGCCAATGGTATCTGTCCTCTCTATCTGTATCGATTCTACCGCAGTTTTTGTACGACTGTATAAAACTCTTGCAAACATAATTCCAGAATCTGTAGTTGCTGATGCGCTGCTTCCACTAAAAAAACCTATTTCTTCTATTGTGCCTACTGCTTCTTCTGGTGCTACATAAAGATTAGTAATTGTAATTCCAGTACCACCAGCTATTTGTGATGTAACTGCTTTTCTAAAAGTTTCATTACCTAATGTAGTATCAGCAGTAGAAGGTGCAGTATTATCAGAACCTATACCGATATATTTAATTTCGCAGTCAATAACATTATTTCTTAAAGCTTCAGCTAATAAGTTTTTTCCAGCAGATGTAATTAAATTTTTTAAATTTTGTTCATCAACTAAATTACCATCTTTATCAAAAGCTTTTATTTTTAAAGTTCCTTGCCAATTTAACATACTACTAAACTCCCATCTACATAAGTTGAACCACTAGGTAATGGACATGCCAATACTGTTTCAACATCTACTTCAGATATACTAGCAGTTTCTGTGCCGCCATCAGCTCTAACAACTAACACTTCTTCTGTGTCTATGTTTTCTGATATTTCAATAAACGCATCAGAAATCTTGTCATCTATATCTCTAATAAATGATTCAAAAGTATATTCTGGTGGAGAAGCAACGCACTTAACATCATAAAATGTAATACCATTTCTAAATCTTATTCGTATATGGTCAATAAGAAATATGCCAGATATATCTTGGTCAAATAATTGAAAATCTAAAACTTGTCCAGCTCTTAATCTTTCTGGACTGTTTTTAGTAGTAGTAAAACTAAGTAATGTACTTGTTTGTGCAAATCTATCTAGGTAACTAGCAGCTACATCAATAGCAGCTTCTGAACCTTTAATACCAGATTGTGTAGTTGCAGCATCAACATAACCAGTTGTGCTTCCACCTTCTAACGTAGCGATTCTATCTACTTCTGCATCATCTCTTGCTAATGCTACTAATTGATATTGACCTTTATATGTTATTCGTAAAGAATCAGAACTTCCTATTGCAGTATCTGTAAACTCTTGTACTAACTCTGTTGAACCTAACGACATATACCAATGCTTACCAGTATCTATACCACGAATACCTACATCTTGTGCTACATATCCAGAACCAGTATTAATTTCTACTGTTGGTATCTCGTTAAATGGATAACCAACGTTAAAAGTTTGTCTTGTACCATCTCCTGTAAAAAACTCTTCTTGTGTATCTGTAACGTTTTTAACATTTGTTACGAACTGGCTATTCCTGTATTTAAAGTTTGCCTTGTCAAAAAATGGCATTGGATTTGTAAGAACATCTGCATCACGAACTGAGAAGGGTGCATCATTAGAAGTACGTTCATAAAAATTAAGCGCTTTATTTTCATCAACATACCAAACTGCATTTGTGTATTCTGATAATGTTCTCATAGCTCTATCTCCATTGACATAGTTAAAAACCATTTGGTCAACAAAAGCTAAATCATCTATGTTGCCCGCAGTTACACCTTCTGCACTAAAAACGTTACTAATTAAATCTCTGACTATATCTCCAGCAGTTGAGTTTGTATACCCACGTGCAACTATTCTTTTATCTACAAAAAAGTGATTGTCAGCACATTGTAACTTCCAGATTCTTTGTGTAGGACTTATTAATTGTGCTACTGGTTTAATAATTACGCCCTTAAATGCTATATCTCCATTAGTATCGGTAACTTGTACTGATTGAAATGGCTCAAAACTAAAGAAAGAACCGCCAGCTTTGTCATCAAATATATGAATGATTGCACTTGACCTACGCTCTGCGTTATCATCAATTATTAATTTATTTTCTAACGCATTATAATTTGCGCCACCGATATTAACTACAACACTCATTAAATTACTCTAAAACGATTATTAAGTTGTAATCTATCGTTAATTTCTTCCATGTTTTTATCTGCTCTTGCCTGTGCATCTAACGATGGGTCTATGTATATTTTATTTTCTACTGTTGGTGCAAGGAATTGAGTTACCGCAGAAGTTCTTAAACTTGCTTGGTCTGCTAAATCTAATCTAGGTAATATGTTCTTTGCGGCATTAGATAAAGCTGCATTTTCTAATGCAGTTAATGTAACACCATTGACATTTGCCATACCCATACCTATTGATGCGCCACCATTACCGCCACCTAATATAACTTCTGGTGTTTTTGTTTTATTAGCGCCAGAAGAATCATCATTACCGCTTGAAGAATCATCAGAATCATCGTTATTGTCAAAATGTTCTCTATCTTCATTTAACAACTGTGATTTAAAAGCATCTGACTGACTGTATGAACCTAATCTGTCAAAAGCAGATAAGTCTAATCCTAAAGAACTGAATAAAGCGTTAATTTCTTGATTATTCAAGCCCATTACTGATTTAAGAGTTTTTCTTGCTTCATCCATAACCCCTCTGTCTTGTGCGGTTAATAATGCAGCTTGCATGTTTAATCTAGCTTCAGTTAATTCTAATCTCTCTGCATCTGTATCTATAGCAGCTTCATTTCTTGCAACTGTTTGTGTTGATATTTCTGTATTTAATTTTTTCATTTGTTCTGATGCTTGCATGTAAGCACGTGTGGACATAGTGGAGTTACTTATTGCATCTGCTAAATTCTGTTGTACGTTAGCAAGTTCTATTGTTACATCTTTAGAAGTTGCTTGTCTGTTTTTAAGTTCAGTAAGTCTTACTTGTTGTTGTTTAATACCTAATTCATCTCTTGCATCAGCTTCTTCGCCTTTTTCATCTCTTTGCATAATTGCATCAGCTAAATCTAATTCAGCAGAAGCAATTTCTAATTTAAGGTCTAAACCATTTTGTTGTTGTTTTAATAAACCTTCTTCTTGTTTTTGTAGTTTAGAGATTTGCGCTAGTTCTAATGCAGTCTGAACTTCGCCTTTACCAGCTTCTTCGTTAATAATCTTTTGTAGTTCAGCACGTTTTGCATATAATTTATTTAGCTTTTCTTGTTCAGCAGCTTGCCTGCCTTCTATTGTCATAACGTTTTGTATTGCACTTGTTAAACCTATCATCGCAGCAATACTTTCATTAGCTATTGCATTTTGGTTTAAAAGTTTTTGTGTGTTTTTATCTAACTCTATTGAGTTCTTTTGTAAAGCATCGGAGTTTTCTTCTGTAGATTCTGTAAATCCATCTGTACTACCAGTAGCAGCGCCAGTTGCGTTTTCATAAGAATACATTTTATAAATATTTGAAGTAAGTTCTCCTTCTAAAGCAGAAATTTCATCAGTAACTCTTGATATACCACTTTCTAATTGCCATGTTTGATAACTTGCTGCTTTTTGTGCTTCTAAGTTTTCTAACTGTGCTTTTTTAGCAGCAATAGTTTCTCTTATCTCATCTTGTCTAGCTCTACTAAATCCAAAAGCTGCTTGTGTCATATCATCGTAAACTTTTTGTTGGTCGATTCCTATATCTTTACCTTCTTGTAAAGCTATGTTGTAAGCTTCTTGTGGTGGAACTCCAGCTGCGATTGCTTCATTTAATCTAAAAAGTATGCCTTCAGCACTTTTAGCAGAACGTAAATAATCTTCTTGTCCAGCAGTCAAAAGACCAAATGCGTTCATAACAAATTCTGCTGCTTGTGATAATGCTTCTAATAGTGGTATAAGTGTTACATCTAAAATAACTATTACGCCTTTTAATGCGCCAGATAATACGCCAGCAAACACGCCAGCCAGTAATTGAACTATAGGTGCAAGTGCTTCAATAATATCATTGAGTGGTCTGACCGCTGGCATAACTGCCTGCAAAATTACTGATACTAAATCAGCAAGTGAAGTCATTACTGTTTTAAATGCTGGCATTAAAGCTCTTACTGTTGGTATTAATTCTGAAAATAATGGAAGTAAGTTAGCGCCAACTTCTGTCTTAGCTTCTTTAAACTCTGCACGTAACATACGCATCTGGTTTGCAGCGCCAGCAGCTTCTCGACCTAACTGACCTTTTATATGACCCATCTTCTCTTCAATAAGAAGTAAAGATGCGGAAGCTTTTTCTTGGTCTGTTAGTAATCCTACTGAAGCTTTACCAGTTAGGTTCATTGCTTTTTGTTCGATTTCAGTTTGTCGAAGTACGATACCCATTGATTTAAGCATCTCACGCTCTCCTGTTAAAGCTTTGGTTATTGCCTGTGCTGGAACTACTGCGCCTTCTTGAATATTCATAAATGCAGCAAGGTCGCCAGATAAACTTAAAATGTTTGTGGACATATTAGCAGCAGCATCTGAAGTAAAGCCCATACCTTGAATAATAGAACCAGTTACCGCCATCTGTTGTTGCATCTCTGCTTTTGTCATACCAAAAGCATGTGCCATCTGATTTACATAACGTGTAACTTCTTGTGTTGCGCCACCAAAAGTAATTTCAAACGCAGCTGCGGACTCTTGCGCTTCCAATGCAAGGTTAGCCATCTCCATTGTTACATCAGCTACTGCTTTACCTACTGCAATAACTGCTGCTACTTTAAAAGCACGACCAATAGTCTTACCAAAATTAGAAACTGAATTTGTGCCTTTATCTAAATCTTTTTTTGTTCTTTTGGCTTCATCGCCAGTTTTATCGATTGCTTTAGTTGCTTTATCAAAAGATTGTTTTGCTTCATCTCCAAAGTCATCTGCGGATGCAGCAGCTTTCTCTAAATTCTTTTTAGCTTCTTTTAATGCAGACTCAAAATTTCTATCATCGACTGTAAGTATTGCGTTAAGTTCGCCAACTGTTAAAGCCACTAGCTAATCTCCAAACTGTTGTTTAAGAAATTTATCCAGTTGCTTACTTGATGTAATTTCACTTTGTCCACTTTGTACTTTCTGTTGTTCATACTTATGTAACTCTACAGTTACGCTTGCGCTGCTTAAACAATTATATAACAAAATGAACCTGCGCCACGACATGCCAGACTTTAATTCTGACATTAAATCTATTCGATACTCTCTTTGAAAATCAGCTTCAATAGAAGTCCAATTTTGGAAGAACTTCTTTACTTGTCCTTGTCGGATTTGTTTTTCTGCTGCGCTTTCACTTTTGGGTCAACACCACCGCCTACTAATCCATATCTTTCAAGTATATCTTGTAAGACATCATTTAATTGTGGTAGGGTCATCCCTTTGTTAAGCCAGTCATCTATTACTTGTTTGCCAAATAAAGCGTTTAATAATCCGCCTATATCATTAGCCCCAAGTTGCTCATCTGCGCCTTTGCCTGCTGAAATTTTTGTAATTTCCAACATGAACGCAGCAGAAATAGTCGCTGGTACTTCATAAGTTACATCAAATATTTTGTATTTAATGGGTTCTTCTTGCTTCTCTGCCCATGCAGCATCGAAGTCTTTAAACTCGCCACTCATATTTACTACCTAACTACTAAACGTCAGTATATGTTACTGCGCCTGTTGCTCTGATAGTAGCACTCCATGTCATAACGTTATTGACATCTCCAGCAAGTGTGAATACACATGTGCCAGAAAATTCAATAGTTGAACCACCATCTGTTGTTAACTTGAAATTGATTGCAGCATCTGCTTTACCATTATCATAAAGAACTTCTTGACCAGCATCTATAGCGCCTGTGCTATCATCTTCTAGCCAGAATCCATTGAGTGAAAACTCAATAGCTCTTCTAATTACTTTATGCTCGGTTGCAGTTCCGCTACCAAAATCAGTTACATCAGCATCAGTTGGACTGTTAGACATTGAGAAGTCAGTTATACCATTAATACTGGTATAAGTTCCCCCACCATCTGTGGATGCTTCCCATGAAGCAGTTTTAGCTGCTACTTTTGCATTTGCCATCTATTCTCTCCTATTAACTAATTGTAACTTCTGTTACTTCCTTCATCATAGACTTCAATTTGAAAATTGACTGTCCATTCGTGCCTGCCATTGTCATCACGACCAATGTCTATTGGCGTGTTTTGCGCAATAACTTTTATAACACGACTACCACTAAATATTAGCGTAGTATTTGTAAGTCCTAACAATTCATCATAGATTTCTTTTGCTATGTTATAACTTACTCTTGGGTCTTTAGTACCACGAACTCTACATTGAACATTTATATCGCTAAATGGATTCAAGTCATCTCCAGTACCGCCATACTCGCTTACCATAACTACTGTATCTGGACTATCTGGCATAACTGAAATAAAAACATTACCACTAACTCCAGTAGTATCAAAACTACATGATGTTATATTGTCGCCTATCCACTCTGCTACTTCTGAAGCTAACATTATTTAATATCCCCCTTCATAACTCTCTTCATAATCTCTAACGCATTTTTGGAGTTTTGTTGTAAAGGAAGCTCTAAGTATTTAGCTATACGACCTTCTGCGTGTCTGTACCCTAACTCTTCGTGTTGTTTAATTGCGTAGGGTGTGTCGTAATAAACATAACCAGTTGTTTTGTTATCTTGATTAACAAGTTTTACTCCAGCAGATTTCTCTAACATACCAGTATCTTTTGGAACTACTTTTATAGATTCTTGCTTAATAAATTCTAAACCTAAAGTAACTGCTTTTTCTTGCGCAGTAAGAACCTTTTTGCGGACATCATCTCCGAACCACTTAACGTTGTAATACTTAGCCATTAGTTAGAATCTAATCCTAAATCTACTTCTTTGTGTGATATGTGGGTAAAACCCATTATGGTATCTACACCTAATACGTAATAAGTTATAGAACCTTCATCTCCATCTGACCAAACAATTTTATCGCCAACGTTTATGTCTTGTGTACCTTTACAAAATAATCTAGCGCTTGTAATTCTTTCATCGCCTGTATCTGTACTGATTCTTTTTTTAGATGGTTCTATTCGACATCTAAACTCATCTTCTGCGGTTTCGTAAACTTCTCCATAAGCAGAAGAACCTTGTTTAGAATATCTTGACACCTTCATTGTTAATAATGGCGAAATTATATTGTGATACTGTACCATTATTCATACACTTGGTCATCGGTAATCGCTTTAGGTAAACTGTCATCATAGTTGTAAAAGATTGCTGACCTATAGCCATAGAAGCCATGATTAACTAAAATTCTTTTTGCTCTTGGTGCTAAATCATCTGGTGCTTTATCTAATTGAAGTGAACCTAAAGATATTTTTCCATGAAGTTCTAACATATCGAAATCATCAATACCTAACTCGACCATATATTGCATCTGAAATGCAGTTGCATCTCTTAAAATATCGTGAACATCTGTATTAGTTGGGTTGCCTTCAGTATCAATTTTAAATGCAACATTAATGTGAAAATCTAATATATCTGATGCAATTTGAAGCTTTGCTAATGTTACTGTTTCTTGTGTAGCGTTACCACCAGTAATACTTTCATATTCCGCAACTGTGCAGTAACTTGGTCTTAAATAAACTTTATTTGGCATACTACTCTTCCTCTATACTCTTTAACTTTTGTGGTGCAGCTCTTCTTTTTCCAGTTTTAGTTTTCCATGCCCCGCCAGCTTTATCTGGTGCTTCGATAGATTCAATCTTTTTACGCATGTGCTTAGGTATTAAAGAATCATCCTCAAAAAAAATGGCTTCGCCATTAAGCATGTACCAGCTCATTCTTCTTCTGCTTTAACTGAAACTTCTTCTTTAACTTCTATTTTGTCAGCATCACTTACTGGTTTCCATCCAAACTTTAAAGCTTGTTTAACATTAAAACCTTTATGAATGATACCTTTATCATCTATAAAATCCATGTTGTGATTATAACCCATAAAAAGAAAAGACCACCCAATTTAATGGATGGTCTTAACTTAAAATGTATTACTACTTAGACCGCAGCAATATCTGTAATTTTTCCATGTGCGTTTGGATTTCCATATTTCAATCCAATTTCTCCATAGATTTGGAACTTCTCTGAAGCGCCATCTTTTGCAAGTGGCTCAACAAATAAGAATCCCTTATCTGGAACGTTCATGAATACTGGAGAACATAGTTCAGCAGAAACTACCATTAATTCGGTTGTTGGCATGTGTCTGTTCAAAAGAACGTTAACTTTACCAAAATCAGTTTCTATTGTTGTTACGTTTACTCCTGCAACGTTTCTTGACTCTTCACGATAGTTTTTGTCAGTAACAAAAATATCTGTTAATTGTCTTTTTACGTTAGCGTTAGCCATGAGTGTTGCGGTTTCTGAAACTGCGATTCCGCCATCTTCCCATATTGCTTGCATTAAGTCTAAGACTCCATCTTCGGTTAATGCTTGGTCTGTACCAGTACCATCTCCTGCATCATCGTTATAAACGATGTTTCCAGCAGCTTCTAAAATACCTCTGGTTTTTCTTTCAGATGTATTGTCTGCTGGGTCTACAAATGTTCCTTGTAAGAATGAATACTCTGCATCTCTTGCGATTTGCTTTAGCATTTGCTCTACTTGGAAGTCCATTTCGTTTGTTACTGGATTATCTCCTTGTATATTTTCGCCACTAAATGCGCCAATAGCTGCAAGTTTTGAATAACTTACTTCAATCACTTCTTGATGAATTTGGCAGATGTTAAAATAGTTAGCTCTTACTCTTGCTTCAGCAGTTGGTGCTGATGCGCCTTCAAGTGCTACGTTTTGCCCTGCGCTTCTCAAATCATAAGCTTGCCATTGGAAGGTTGGAGAAGTAGTGCTTTCGCCACCACTTAATCCACCGATTAGCGACAAAAATGGTGTGTCGGAAGGTGTCAACTCAAATAAATCTCCCACGTAATTTGGAAGGTTAAAAGTTGTACCTTGTCCTGTGATTCCTGCCATTTCTGGTTATCTCCTTCTAATCAACTTGTTAAATTAATACTTATCTTTTATTGCTCTTTTGTAAGCTCTAAAAGTCTTTGGGTTTTTAATGCCCTTGCTTCCTTCATTTTCTTATCAGCTTCAAGTTGTCTAATCCTTGATTCTGTATCAAGTGGTTGAGAACTTGTACTCATATCCGAACCACTCTTTGCAACTGAAGTGGAAGCTTCAGATGCTGCTAATGCTGGTTTACTCTCAACTGCTACTTTTACAAGTTCAGCTAATTTAGAACTAAGTTCTGTATCATCTACATCTAGTTCTGTTAACTGACCTTTAGCCATCAAGTAAGACCATGTTAGCTCTTCATCTGCGCCTTCAGTCTTAACAACGTTGCCAAATGCTTGCATTAACTTTAAGCTAGTGTTTTCACTTTGCAGCTTCTCCACTTTTTCCGCTAAAGCTTCTGCGTTGTTAGCATTATCTTCTTCTACAAAACCTAAAGCTTTACCAAGATTCTGAATTAAAGAGTCATACTTCTCTTCAGTTTCTTTTTTCTCAACTCTAAACTTTGCAGCTTCTTTGTTCGCCCTCTGTATTCGCTTATCAAGTTCATCATTAGAAGAATTGTCGCCATCGACTACCGCTTCATCAGATGTAACTGCAACTTCAACATCTACGTTTTCAGCTGCGCTATCTACTTGGGTATCTTCTTGCACTTGTTCAGCTTGCTCATTTTCTGACATTATCACTACTCCTGTTAGTTGTCTAAATACATCGAACCTGTCGATGTAGTGCTTACTGCTATATATTAGACCTAATAGTGTAAAGTATATGAGTTTTTGGGTATGTTTTTATTCCAACAATGTTTGGATTCGTTCCAATGTCTTTTTGGATTGATGTCGTAACGTAAAAGCCATGATGTCATGTACGTGGAGTCGTAAGGGTCAAATGGGTCTAGTTCTTCTTTAAGTTTTGACTCTAGCCACTTCTCTGTTTTGTCAAGGTATTGCCAGATACCCTTAGCGTTAGCAGAAGATACTGCATATTGTTTTCCAGAAGATTCGCAGAAGGTTGTTGCAATAGCCCATAAATAATCTTCTTCTTTTAGGTATAATTCAAAAGCATGATGATGTTCAGCAGTATGTATTGCTGCTTCTTGATACCATCTACAATCTTGATAGTCCGAAAGAGTGGCGGGTGTTAAAGCCGCCATCCCTATCAGACATTCAATTATCATTAGCTTTTAAGTTCTGCATTACCTTTATCAATATATTCTTTAGTACTTAAGTCACGCATATATCTTGCTTTGTCAACTTTAAAGTCTGCATATAACCACCCACCATGCGGGTCTGCATACTCGTAAGATTTTGGCTCAAACATATCTGCTCTTACTTTAGGATATGGTTTGTTAACACCAGCTGGTTTGTATATCTCGCCAGTATCTGCATCAATAAAGCAAATAATATTTGTTCTTTCGCCATTACGCATAGACCAAACTTTATCCCATTTTTCGCCAAATGTTACTCCGCGTTTTTCTATAGGTTCACTCCACCCTCTACCCGCGTAATAAGCTTCTACATTGTGTTCTAATTGTTTTAACATTTCTACTAAAGCAAGTAAATAAGATTCTTGCGGCGCTTTCATGTTTTCTTTTATGCCTTCAATAGTATAAGTTCTGCCTTTAGCGAACCTACTAATTCTTGGCGCTCTTGGTATTTCTAATTCTGTCATTATTGATTCTCCTTTGCCCATTTAGTGATTTGATTTCCAGCGTAAAAGTCCTTAGCGAACATTTGTAACGCTTTTTCTAATGACCATCCATCAACAATAGCTTGGTCAAATGCTTCTGCATCTTCAAGTGAAAATGCTTTTTTTGCTTTTGTAATAAGTTCTGCACTTATCATTTTTTTACCATCCTTTTTTTAATATACTAATATTGTAGCACTTTGTGATATATATGCAAGTTATTCATTAGGTTTGTACATTGTGTATTTAACTGTAAGCTCTGTACCTGCTTCTATATCTTCTAATGTATATAGATAGCGTGTTATTTTACCTTGTATTTCGCAGTTAGGGTTTTGACTATGATTAATGAATCCACCAAGTGGAGTTCTAACAAGGTTATCGGGTTCTCCATACCACTTAACATGAGTCATACCTATAACTTCATAAGCTGGTATATCTTTAATTGCAAATAAACCTAAACCTTCAATCTTGCTTGGTTGTATTGTAAGATAATCGGGTAAAGGTCTATACATAATTTATTCTTGTTCCTTAAAAGTTTCATAAAGCATGTCACGTAAGCCGCTAACAACTTTTAGTCTTTGCTCTTCTAAAGATTTTATAATCTGTTCTACATCTCCAACAAAACATGTTTCATCAAATGTATTCTTACTTTGTACAAAAGTAACTTTGACATTGTATAAATCTCCCCAGTTAAGATATATCTCTCCTTCTGCGCTGGGTAAAACAAATTCAAAACCGCCACGTTCTTTTTTTGTTTCGGTCAATATCCAGTCAGTATGATTTATCTCTAGTGACCTAAAGATTCTCATTAACCCATCGAATCCTTCGTTCCTGTCTAATTGTCCTTCTGATAACTTTGTCATAATTAACTTACCTTCTCTTCTTTTAGCTTGTCTGCTTCTTTGTAAAGCTCAAACATCTTTGGTTGGTGTACTGGTAAAAAGTAATTCTGCATGTAGTCTTGATAAGACTTAAACTCTGGAAACAATTTGTTAAATTCTTTTGGTTTTAAATCCCATCTATCTTTAGCAATCATCGATGTATCTTGAAAATCATCGCTTTCTTCATCTAAGAAAACATTTAGGACTTCTTCCCAAGTCCACTCGAAGTAAGTATATTTACCATCTAAAATTGGTTTGTCACGCTCTACCCACTCATCCCAAGTCATAACTAATTTCTCGCCATCGTTGACCATCTTTGCAGAATTAGAAGCATCAATCATATAGACTTTGCCATCTGCTGGATTAGTTTTCTTTAACAAACAATGGAAGGAGTAATTCTCAATACCAAAAGTTTCTCGCAATACAACAACATATTTATATTGGTCTTTGTTTTTACCATGAACATTTAAGTACTCCATGAATGTTGCTTTAACGCAATCTCCACCCGCCATTACAATACCTCTTCCATAATGTCGCCTTCGGTAAAACCGATTAGCTTGTCTAATTGATTCTTAGCGCCAACATAATCGCCAGCTTCTAAGAGTTCCTTAATTTGTTTTTTTAATTTAATAATTACTTGATTCATTATTTACCATCCTTTTTTAACATACCTTTATAGGTTAGCATTTGTATCACACTATGCAACACTTATACCGAATTTTTGTAAACGCTCAATATCTTCTAAATCAAATTCAGTTTGGTTATTGTGTCCATACTTTTTATTAATTTCTTTGTTCATCTCGAACCAACGCTTCATACCTTCTACTGTGGAGTATTCGTGTTCATCTTCTTTACCTAAATAGATTTCTTCGTATCTTTCATAAAAATGATGTTTTGCTCTAGTCTTACCGCAAGTAGTACATAGAACTTGACCAGCTTCATAAGCAGCTTTACGATTTGCTCTTGCATACATTGCATCAGCAGAATCTTGCTCTTTAACAACTTTTGCGGTTTTCTTAATTACCTTACTTGGAACAATTCTACTTCGACCACGCTCATCAGTTTGGCGTAATTGTCTAGCGCTTCCTGTAATGTAATCTTTATTACCTTCTACTGAATTAATAGCAGCTTGTTCAGTATCAGCTTCTACTAATACTGTACGATGCTCAATTATTTTTAGCTTGTACAGTTTTTTATATGTTTTGGGTTTTTTTCTAGCCATTTATTCTCCTTTTATATCTGCAACTGCAATATCTACATGTCATTTATTTTCCCTTCTTTAAACACTCACAATTAATAAGTGGTTGATATATCTTTGTTAACATAGCAAGTTCTTTTTTGAACTCGTGACTTAAACCATGAAGTTTTAGTTTGGTCGCCATCTGCATAAAATGAACTTCTACCATCTTGTGCAACTGGTCGTGACCATATTTACCTTGCGGGTACTTTTTGCTTTTTCTGATTACTTCTTGTTGATAACCTGCCATCAGATTATTCGTACCACCCTTCATTGGTTTCTTCAGCAGCTGGTTCTTGCGGAGTTTGCTTCTGAAGAACATCTTTTGCTAATTGCGCGTGGTAATCTGGCGCTTCAGTATCTAAGTACCAGTCGCCACTAGCAACAAACTCTTCATAAGTTTTGTAAACCATAAATTAACCATCCTTTCAATACCATTGTATCACATTGTGATATTTATGCCAAATACGTTAAACTTCCTAATGGTTCTACATTGTCGTAAATGTCAGTTGAATTTTTAAAAACTACCCATTCGTACTGCCTGTCCATATTGATTCTTTCGTTCAGACATTCTGCATCACAATAGATGTAATTGTTATGTTTGATTACTTTGCTAGCTGGATTAAAACATTCTGAACAATACTCTAATTCCATCTGTTTATTTTTTAGGTTCAAATGAAGGTTTCCTTCCTTGTTCTATTTCTACATAATCCAGTACGTGATATACCTGCATGTAAGAATCTTCCATACAATAACAACTTACGCAGATATTACATAAGCAGATAATGCTTCGGTATGGATATTGCGGAGAATGAAATGTGCCATCTTCAAAACAATAGCACACTCCATCTTCTCGTGTTTCAGTCGTGTAAACAATGTTACTTGACAGAAATTTCTCCTTTACTGTTTAAGTAAAACTTACCAAAACTATTTCTTGCAGTATAAGGACTAGGAACTACAAAAGTAATTTCTCCCCATTCCTCTAATGCTTCTTTGGTAAGCTTGCCTTGAAACTGTTCGCCAAAAGCACTTGTTTGCTCTAACGCTAACATTTCAGATTTACCAGCAGCTAATATCTTTTTAAGCTGGGCTTTGTTTTTAGGTCTTGAATCCATTCCATCCAGAATGAAAATACCTTGCGCACTCATTGTTACCATCCTTTTTTGATTACGTAATTAGTGTAACACTTTGTATTACATATACAAGTGTTTACATGAAGTTTTTTTTGTGATTGGATAGTAGTAATCGTTGCATGTGTCACAACGTACTAAGTCAGCGCCAGTTTTGTTACTAAGTTCTGGGTTACTCTTCTTCATAATAGTTTATCTCTAAAGACCCTTTGCACATAGTGCTGCTTGATAAGCACATGTAGCCACCTCGTGTACCATTTACTATCATCTTTTTGAGTGGTTGTTTGCAGATTCTGCATTTAATTTGTTTAGCCATAAGTTTCAAAATAAGCATCTATGATGTTATCGTAATTTGCCGCATCATCGATTCTTTTAACGTTACCGCACTCAACAATCTCTCCTTGATTGTTTCTAGTTAAAATAGAACGTTTGTGTCCAATACCAGTATGTGTTGACCTGTACTGAACCTTACAAACATAAAATGCTTGTCCTTCCTTTTCTATTTCTTGATATATGTTTAAGACCTTGATGTCTGCTCTTGCATCGCCTACTTGAATTGTCATTGTTTTATTTTACTACTGATTTAAGTAATCTCTTATTATCTTTCGTTCTTTTTTAGATACTGGTAATAAGAATAAGTTTTGTAAATCCAGTAAATCAAATGCGTTTACATCTTCGTATATATTTTCTGAAACTGGCGCTGCATCGTAAGTTGGTTTATGTTTTTTAGCAGCTGCCATAACATCATCCCATGTGACTTTGCCTTTTGCATACTCTTTAGATGTCATTAATAATTGCATCCCAGTTGATGCCATACTATCTCCTTTGTATTAAGTTTACATACCTTCTTTTTTTAGTCTTTTGCCCTGTAGTTTGCGTTCATATCTTAAAAGCCATAACATGGCATCTCCGCCATCTAATAAAAATTGGTTATATTCAATAAAGTCTTTAGTTGGTAATTTCTCTATTAAAAGACCTAATCTTCTACTTGTTGCTGCTGATACTTTCATTATTTTTGTAACTCTCCATCTATCATTACTGGTTGTTCTGCAACTATAACTGCGGTTCTATCTAATAATACTACGTGTGATACTGTATCATCCCACATATTTACATCGTATGCTTGATAGCCCATTGCTGCTAGGGTTCTACCGACATCTTGTTCAACTGTTTGTCGGATTTCACGAGAAAGTCTTACGTTACTTTCATTATAAACTCCATCACGAGTTAGTTCATTAAGTTTTACGTTATTTTTTCTCACTTTTTCTATTACTTCATCCATTGTTTTTTGTGATGGCATCTTTGTTCCAGCTTTTAGTTTCATTACTTGCACTACGCCGCCTTCTCCATATCCCATTACATCGTTTGCTTGATTTGCATATTGAACGCCTACTTTAATGTCTGTATCTGTATAAGTACCATATCCAAATACCGCTGCATTACCTGCGTAGTAATCTCCATCAATAAATTCTTCGTGTATCTCTATACCCCTTTTGACTAATGGCGGTACTTTTTTCTCTCTAACATTTATGCCTTTTTCAAAAAGAACTTCATCATAAATAAGTTGAAAATCCGAATCTGCAAAAAGACCCATATCAATAAATCCTTTTTCAGCTGCTTCTATAGACTCTTCAAAATATGATGGCATATAAAAATCGTGACCTTGTTTAATCATAACTTCTCGCCATCGGTTTTGTGCTTCTATCAAGGCATCGCTATCTATATAATTAGTATCAAAAGATATTCCTAAATTGTTTACATAACGCTTTAGAGTACTTGAAGTTTCTTCTGCTTTTAAAAAGTTTGTATAGTTAGTTTGCATTGATGGTATTCTCTCATCAATAGTTAAGTCAATGCCACGAGATATAGTTTTAACTCTATCTGCTACTGGTATCTTTGTATCTTGTAATACCCATGTGTCTTGGTCAACATCAAGTGAATCAGATAAACCTCTGAATAAAAGTACATCTCTATTTAAAGTTTCTCCCGAATCAAGTACAATGTCGTTTTGAAATTCTGGTAATGGAACATTGTCTGTCAAATCCATAAACTTTTTTACTGTTTGTGGTTTGCCTGTAAATCCTTTTTGTTTTGCAATTAAATATAATCCTGCATTATCTGGTTTTAGTTTACTGTTTTTAAAAAACCGCTCTCTCTTTCTTACTTGTGTTAGCCACTCTTGTTTTACACCGACTACGCTGCCATCTTCTCTTAATAAAGATTCAGCTGCCGCAATTTCTTCTAATTCATTTATCCCTGCTCGGTTTGTAGGTTTATCATATAACTTTGCCTTTTTAACTGCCATGCCATCAATAGCTATATTTTTATTAGTAGATGAAGTTTTTAAAACTGTGTACTTACCATTTACATCTTGTATTACAGTTATTGGGTAAGGGTTAGCTTGACCAGTATCAAAATCAATATCTGAATATCTGTTAACTAGCTGAATATCATCTGGGTTTTGTGATACTGCATCAGATTCTAGTAACTCTGCTAAAAAGACTTCGTTATCTGTTATTGCTGGTCTGCCTAATAAATCAATAGTTTTGTTAGCGAAATCTGCATCTTTTATTTTTTTAGTTGCATCATCTAATACTGTTGACATAACATATCGACCACCCCGCAAGTTATCCATCTCGAAGTTTTTTCTTATATACCTATCAATGACCGAATCAGATGCTTGTTCTTGTGAATACATAATAAACATAACTTCTGCTGGCTCATAACCTTTAGCATCAACTAAATCTTCAACTAACTTAACTGGCTTATTACTTCCCATTGTGACATCGTGTATTATGTTTAGACCTTTATCAGATGCTGCATCTTGCGCAGCTGCCAACATGGCGGATGATTCTTCGTGTAATATGTTTGCTGCTTCATAACCAAATAACCCTGTATCTCCTATAGGTACTTTAGATGCTATCTCTTCTCTAATATCTGTAAGAATGCTTTTATCGAAATCTTTACCTAATACTGAATCGTATATATCTGGATGTTTTAATTTTAATTTTTTCATAAATGGATTATCGCTGCCTAGCTTTGTTCCAGCGCCAAAATCTGGATTGTTAACAAAAGTATCACTTAACAAGTCATTGAGTCTTTTATCCGCAGCTGAAGCGTATTTATTAAATATAAGTTTTGTTTTAAAATCATCGGAGTTAAGCACAACGTATTCATCTAACTTGTAAGTTTTTAGTGATGGATTATTACCTTTATTAGCTAATGTAAATGTTTTACCCGATGATGGCAGTCCACCAGCAACTACTTGTTTTTTTTCTGCTAATGCGCCAGCAGCTTCAGCTTCTGCAAGTAAGGTGTCAATTTCAGTACCCCATTCAATAGTTTTAGCTTCATCCCATATAATGTCGGGTTTACCTTTTTTATTGTTCCATTCCCAAGTACCATATTCGTTTGTATATTTTTTTCTGTTCTTTGCTATAAATTCATCAAATTGTACTTTGTTCATTTTCTTTGTTGAATCTGGTAATTTCGGTGGGTTGTGAAACGCGCCTTCGTTTTGCAAAAAGTTCATAGACCCAAACTCTGATTCAAAAAACTTTTTATATTTAAGTCTTAACTCATCTTTCATTGATGGTGCTAAATCTCTGTAATCATCAACACCAGTTGCTTCAAATATTTCTGATATATCTGGCGGTTCTATGACTTCTGCAACACCAGCTCTTACTTCTCTACTTACTAATCGTGGGTCAAATCCTGTATTCTTAGCAAGTTTGTTTAAAGCTGGTAGATTACCTTTAGCTTTATCTAAGACTTCTGGCTTTATTCCATTGGCTTCTGCTAATCTGCGTAATCTATCCTCTCCAGTAAACCATCCTAATGATTTACGCTCTATCTGTGCTTCTAGCTGCCTTCTCTCTGCTCTATACTTAGCAGCTCTTGCTTTAGCGCCCTTAGCTCTGTTAGTTTGACCATCTTTACGATAAATCTTCTCTTTAGTTTTATTTGTACGTTCTAACTTTTGTAACCTTCTGATTTTATTTCTACGTTTTTCATTAGCTTCATCATTAGTGTCAACTGGCGGTGTAGAGAACCCTTCTATGTAAACTTGCAAACTATGTGTGCAGTTAGGATGAAATAAACCACCTTGTTTTGCAGCTTCTAAACTATCTAAGTTGTGATACTGTTCTGGTATCTTCTCTAAGTCATTAGTTGTTCTTAATATCTTACCTTCGTATTTTCTGCATTGTTCGCACTCCATAGGACTGTCTGATACCCAGCTTAAATATTGGTCTGCATCCTCATATCTATCTAAAGAACCTTGTACTTGTGCATTACCCGCAGTTGTTCTGATAGCAGTTTCAGCATAAGCATCTAAACGCATTTTACGATTACCTAGATTAACTGTTTTAATGCCTTCATCTAAGAATCTATCTACTGATAATTCTATTGCTTCCTCTAGGGTTGCTGCGCCAGATGTTACTAATGCTGCTGCACTCTCTGTAACTTGTGCATAAATATCATTCGTTGACCTTACAATATCTAACTTGTTTACTCTGTTTTGAAATCTGTTAGCAATACCATCTATTAATCCATCTATAGCGTATTCTGCTAATGACTGAAATCCACCGCTAACATCAGTTGAAATACCAGCACTCAATAATTCAGCAGCTGCGGTTGATTCTCCAATAGAATAAGCAACTTCTACTGCGCCTTCAACTGCTGGTAAGATAGCGCCAAAAGCATTATCAGCAGCTTTTTCTGCTTCTTCTAATAATCTACTTAGGTGTGTTTGCTTGAACTGTAGCCATGTTCCAATATCGCCATCGTACCCTTTACCTTCTAATAAAGATTCTGCGGTTATCTCTAAAAGAAAATCGTTTATATCTCTGAATACTTCAGCGTATGTTTCTACTATCTGTTCGTTGTTTGCTGGGTCATAGACCATAACATTATGGTAGCTCTAAAATATCTTCTACGCTTTGGTCAGCTAAATTAAAGTTTGTTGCGATACGTAACACTTCATCAGAAATTTCTTCTTCTGTAAGTTCTGGATTAAGTAGTTTAACCTTAGTTTCAAGTGAAGCAGCTTGCGCTCTATGAAGCGATTCAATAACTGTTGCTGATTCTCTGACATCTTGTTGTACTGCATCTTGCCATTCAATACGTGGTTTCATTGGTTTATATTGTTTATTAAATATTTCAACATCCAATATCTGCAATTTCTCCAATATCTCTTCAAGTGGTTGTGTGTAGTATCTTTGTTTTTTACCTTGTGTAGTAAATGACTTACGTTCTCTAAGTTTTAACGCAGTACCAGATTCTGCTCTTCCTTCTATATTGATACCGAATGATTGCGGACTATATCCAGCAGCAGTAACTGCTCGGTCTATTAGTTCCATAACTGTTGTCTTGTGTGCTTCGTGTCTTATGTCAAATTGAACTGGCTCTATTGATTTACCTTGAAAGTTAGGGTCTATTTCAAGTCCTGTAAATACTTCTGCATCTACATCGAATGCTGCACCACGACCACGACCTCTTCTCTCTAAGTATTCAGTAGGTACAATGATTCTTGATTTGCCTAATCTGACATCTCGCATCCATGAAGTATAAGCTTCATCGATTGCATCAAATAATCCTTCAACGCCATCGTAATCTGACCTTCCATACTCATAACCTTTTAATCTTCTTAGTGGTCTTTGGTTTGGTACATATACAGATGCTAAAGAATCAAATGGTAATCTTATCTCTTCTTCTAAATCAGAAGTTTCAGCTAATTTGTCTAATGATACTCTTGTGCCAATATTTGTCTTAGTGCCTTCGTATAACGCGTGATGAATCAATCCATCTTCGTGATGTTCTATATGTCTATAAACATTCTGCCCATCTGGCGATTCATATTCGGTTACATAACCAACTGCAACTAATTGTCCATACATAAACGTAGCAATCGCTCTATCTGGACTAACTACTTGAACTGTAGGATTCTGCATAAATTCAGTATTCCAAACTAATCTTAAAAATACGCCGCCTAATGCAGAAGAAGTTTCTCCAGCTTCTAGTAATTTATTTTTAAGCCCGCATGTCCTAATTAACTCATCAAAATTTTCTTGTGTGTTCTGTGTGTCGGACTCTGAAGCTTCTTTATTTCCAACAACGAAATTAGGTGGTTCTGAAAATAATAAATCAGCACTTGTTTGTGCTATATCTCCAGCTAAAGGTACATGTAACTGATGCCTGTCTATTTGCAGCTCTGTTGCGCCTTTTCTTGTCCAGAACATGTATCTTCTTGGTCTGTAGTCTTGCGGTACATCAGCGTATGTTTTCCTAAGAATTGCTGGGTCGCCTGCATGCCATGCGTTATGTTCTTGATAAACTCTAAAAATATGTTTGTGGTTCTCTGGCGGATATGCCGAACCATTTTCTGGTAATCTAAGCATCTAGTATCTCTTCTTTTTTTTAGCTTTTCCCTTTTTCTTAGCTTTCATCGCTTTAGGGTAGCCCTTACCTTTCGGCATTTTAACTCCTTGTAATCCAATGTCGCCAAATAGCGCCTAAACTTATACATGCGTATCTTAACGCATCTACTGCGTGGTCATTACGTTTTACTGGTTTATCTTCGCCACGTTCTTGCTGCTTAACATCCCAGACATAAGACTCAATTTCTTCTATTAGTTTAGTGCAACTATTGTGAACTAATAGTTTTCTTGAACTTAATAAGTTATACACTACTCTAATACCATCTTCAACTTTGTTGT